AGTTGGTTAACTGCTTTAATTGCTTTGTGTAAATGAGACAAGACCATGTTCTTGTTAAGGTCTTGAATACCAGAGTGTGCATAGCAAATTGAATCAGGTGCAATTTTCATTCCCTGATTAGTAGCATTCTTCAATCCTTTTGGATTGTAAAGATAGTAACTTGCTGCACGTTGCGTAAGCTGTTGATTCAGATCTTGAGATCTATACTCTTCAGGACGCTTTTGTTCATACTCAGATACCTTACGAATCTTTCGTGGATCAATATATCTAAGTTCAATCAAACCCTCTCTTGGTTTTTTAGGATCGATTACCTTATGATAAAAAAGTCTTCCATCGACATACCATCGACGAAAGATTTCGTAGGATCTATTATCAAAGTCAAGTAGTCTGAGTATATGATCAAACTCTTCTTTGATTAATTTTTTAATTTTTGATGATTGACTTAGGTTCGCTAAGTTAACTGCTATAGGAACATCATCAAAGTTCCCACAGATTGTTTCATTCACTACGTCGTCAACTGCACTATCACATTCGGGTTGAAGAATCATCTCTCTATAACGAGTGATTAATTGATATTCGTTCCGAATCTGACCGTCAAAGTCAACAGAATAGCCATAGTATCCACCACCAACTACGGGTTGTGAACCATCTAAGCTATCTTTTTGAACAAAAGAAGGCCCCTTTGGGACCTTCTTCGCTCTCTCTAGTGAATATCCAAAGAGCTGTTGTGCCATAATATTTTAACTGTTGATCCTATTATATTTAGGTAGTTACCCGATTGGTGTCCAGTACTGAACTTGCATTTCTACTGTGAACTCTTCAACAGCATCATTGTTTCCGTAATCAAGATCGATTGCAGCAATGTTGCTTGGGAAGATGTTATAGAACTTGTAAGACTTAGTTACTTTTGGCTCTTCACCATCCTTAAGTCCACGTGATAACTGATGTACTTCCATGTCTGCGAAATATCCAGAGTTATCAGCACTGTCTCCTAATCCTGCAGCAGCAGTATAGTTCTCAGCATATGCTTGAATACTTGATGCCCATGTTTCAAAAGCAGTCCTTAACTTGAATCCACTATCGTTCATGATAGTAATTGTCCAAGGTTCAAACGTCCTGTCTCCAGCAATCTTAAGAACACGTCCTCTAAAAGGAACTTCAATTACACCTATCTGTGATGAAGGTAAGTTCGCAGCACGAATCGTAAATTTACCCATATCAACTAGATCGGCAGAAAGTGAAAGTCCTGCGGGGAATGCCAAGTCTACTTGGAACAGATTAGGACGGGCAAAGTCGGAAGTGACCTTCGCCTTAAAATCATCAATAGTTCCTCTTTTAGCCATTTTAATTAATGTCTTATCCTGTCCCTTATATTTAGACTTATGATTATTTTCAGGCATTAAAAAAGCACCCAGTAGGGTGCTCTTTTAAAAAGTTATATCTTAACTTGCTACCTCAGCGAAGCTAACACCAGTTCTAGTTGCCACGAAGGTTAGAGTGATGTAGTTGATTGTGCGAGTTGGCTTAAGGAATACTTCCGCATAGAACTCACCACGGTCAACTGCCTCTGGAGTGTTGTTAGAAGAATCACACTTAACTATGAAGTCTACAACACCTCTTCTTCCTTGAACGTCTCTTAGATATGGTTCAACAATGTTGATGAACAATGATCTTTGTGATTCGTCGTTTTGCTCGAAGAGTTGTGCTTTAGCAGCAGCACTAATAACACGCTCAACAGTAAGGAATAGACGACGAACGTTGATTCTGTCAAAGGCAGAAGCAAATCCAAGTGCAGTCTTATCACCGTATAGAACTATTCCCTGTCCAGGAAATGTTACTATTGGGTTAATTCTGTTTGCGTATAGTTTATCTCTTTGTGCTTTGTTTGGTGTGAACGCAAGTTTAATTGCATTTCTTAGAATACCTCTAGCGAAACCAGCAGGTGAGAACCAAGGTTCAGAGATTTCGTTAGTCTGTAAACATAGACCAGCAACATCACCGTTGCAAGGTACGTAGCGATATACATCATTATACTTGTCATAGAGATACTTGTATCCAGAGTCAAATACCATGTAAGATGTACTTGGTAGTTGCTTGAAGAAGTTAACTATGTTATCTGTAATTGTTGTAGTATTACTAATTCCAATTACGTTTCCTCTACGAGGTGAAACGAATAACATGCAATCACGACGCTCTTCTACAATGTTTACAAGAGAAGAAATCTTAGCAAGTGCGTTTGCATCTGAAGTACCAGATGGACCTGCAAGAATAAAGTCGATGATTTGTGATTCTGGATCTTCAACTAACTGATATGCACCAGCAACATCAGTGTTGCTTATGCTGTACTGTCCAGCAACTACAGAGTAGTTTACACCACTTGCAAGTCTGTAGTAGTAAGTTGAGTTGTTCTTAGAACCAACTGTTGTGCGTCCAGCAGGATAATCAACAGAACCAGCAGCAGAACGTAGTAGGTTGTACTGTCTGTTTGCAGCAGCAGTTCCCCAAAGTCCATCAGATGCAGATGAAGTTGCAGCGAATGTTGTTGACTCGTGCTCACCCCAGAAAATGTAACCTGATTTTTGCTTAATAACTTCAGGGTAGTAGTTTGTTTCTCCAACAGTTGTCTTAGCGTCAGATGCTTTTGAAAGACCAATATAACGCTCTAGTAAAGCACCAACTGTACCAGTGATTTTACCGTCAATGTCAACTACAAGAATGTGTAGTTCGTCTCTGTGTCCACCAAGACTTGTTGCATAAGAAGAAGTTTCTGGACGTGGAGCAACATTGATCCAAGATACACCAGGAAGATACTCACGCTCTGCATAGTCATCTCTGACAGAAGAGATTGTGATGTTTGTGCTGTTTGTATCCTGAACTACGTCAGTACCAGCAAACTCAATGCTTCCTTTGTTAAGAGCAACGTGTACTCTACGCTCAATACCACCAGATGCAATAACAGCAGTGTTAGTTCCCTGTGTGATTGTTTGTGCAGCAGCAATGATACCAGTTACACCACCAGAAGGTAGTCCGATTTCAAGATACTTCTTAGTAGGATCGTAAGCAAGAACATTAACACTTTCGTTTGAACCACCAATACTAATTGTAGTAGCAGTACCAGGAGTGAAATCTCCAACTATTGTTTCAACTGTTAGACGAATTGAATACTTAAATACTTTACCAGCAGCACCTGAAGAAGCAGAGAGTGCAGCGTCAGCAACGAACTCATGCTCGTTACCAGATCCAGGAGCAGGTACAACTGCGATTTGATCAGCACCAGAGTCTGTTACAAATATACCGATTGAATTTCCGTCTGTGCCAGGAGTTCTTGATGCCCAAGTCCAAGAGTTGTTTGCTTCTTCAAAACTTGACTCATACTCAAGAAGGTTCTTAATTAAAGGAGCTGTTCCAGTGTCAACTGCGTTCTTTAGATTTGTTGAGTTAACACGAATAGTTTTTAGTAGACCACCGTATGCTAAAAATTGTGATGCAGTAAACCAGTATTCGTAATTTGAATCATTTGGATTACCAAATATTTCTGCCAGTTGTCGCTCTGATGAGATGTCAATTATTTCTTCTACAGGTCCAGATTCAAACGGTGCTGCAATCACACCCACGTTTGCTGTTGGAATACTAGAGATCGATGTAAGATCCCTTTCCTGAATAACTACACCAGGCGATGATTGATTAGATGCCATGCTTATAAACTCCTAGAAATGCCGTCTTCGGTTGTCTAAGATTATTTATATTTTTCAATCTTCACCTGAAGTCTATCATGTGCTGTATATCTCCGTATTCCGCAATCTCCCATCTCTCTCCTTGGGCATCTATTATATGATCATCTTCCAGTCCATCATTAATTAAACCAAATGGTGCCATGTCCTGTTCGATAGCATCTCTCTGATCATCAAATATTCTTTGCCTCACATCATTATCATGCATCTCTTTAAAGTAAGGTTGTAGAGCCATCCATGCAAAAATAACTAGACACATAGCAAGGTCATCATTACATCCATCCTCCGCTTGGAATGATTGACCCTTTTGAATGAAGGTTGTTAATTCCGCAATAGTATCATAATCTTTTATGACTAATTTGTCGTCTTCTATTAGTGCTTTTAGGTTAGAACATCCTATTTGTTTCACAGCAGTACTCATCTTAATACCAAGTTGAGTCTTCTTACCAGAGAAACCTTGTCCTAATTGTTGACCTGCTCTACCTCTCATTGCAACCATGAGAAGGTTTTCATATTCTAAATCGTACTGTATAATATCCGCAACCTGACCACCTATATCATTTACCTCGCATAAGATATATGCATTATTATAATTCTTTGCTATGTCCACCACAATATTAGGAAAGATTATTGGTTTAATCTCATTGTTTTTATATCTTGCTACCAGTGTATATGGTACGGTAGTAGTATCCATGACACAGAAAGCAGAGTAATCATTTCCTACCCCACGAGATACATCAACTGTAACAATATAATTCTTCTCTTCTTCTACCTTATTATATACTGCCAATCCTCTATTCTGTTGTATAGGATCATCATAAGGCATGACTCTTAATTTAGCTGGATTGATTAAAGTATCAACAGATCCTAAGAACTCACATTCAAACTCAACTTTAAACTGTCCTTCAGATGTATTTCGTATAGTTTGTTCTTTCCATGCCTCATCTCTACCAGGTATTTCAGACCAATGTACTTCAGTAGGAATGTATTCATTTGCATGACGCTCTGCATCATGCCAGAGTTTGTAGAACATATTCATCCCATGTGGGGTAGATATGATAATAACTTTAGTTGTTTTTCCAGAAGATATAGTAGGATAGACAGAACTGAAAAACTGGTCAGCGATATGATTCGGAACGAAAGCGAACTCGTCCAAAAATATGATATTAAACGACATACCCCGCACAGCAGAGCTAGAAGTAGCTGAAGCCAGGATTTTGCTTCCATTCTCCAGTTCCAAGCTCCCTTTGTTCCATCCGACGATTCCTTGTTGGAGCCATTTTGGGAGGTTTTCATAACTTAATTGTAAACGTTGTAGCATCTCACGTGCAGTAGGTGCCTTGTTAGCAAGTATAGCAACGTTAACATTAGCATTAAAAAGTACATACCATAATAGGTATGCTGTTACAATCGTTGACTTACCAGACTGCCGTGGTAATTTTGCAATATTGAATCTATTTTCATGAAACTTTGTAACCATCTCCTCTTGGAAATGATACATGTCAAAAGGTACAATACCTTCATCAAGAGAAACAATTTTAATATACTTCCTTATAAAGTAAATAGGATCTTTTGCACACTTTAAATATTCACCAACTTGTTTTTTAGTAAACCGTTGTTGAACATTTGATTTTTTTAGGTTGGGATTACCTAAGTATATCTCTTGTGTCTTAGCCATCGTAATCTATAAGGAGTCTACGTGTTTGCACTCCTTTAGTATCTATAATAGATTGATCAAGACTCGACCAGAGTCCCAAACGATCTCCTAATTTCACGTAACTCTTCAAAATTCTTTTGCTTAGTCCCGCCATCATATTCCCAAGCATAACCCTCCGTAATCATTTGTTCATTTAAGGAAACAGTATCCTCGCCAAC